GAGCAGCTGGAGCGGGTGTTCAGCCCCGCCGTGCAGGCGCTGGCGCAGGCGTATACCGACTGGTGCAAGGTGTCGATGGCGGCGATGGCGTGGGGCTACGATGTGCCTCGGGCGCTGGGCGCAGTCGGCAAGGGGCGCCCCGACCTCGCGCGGGCGGTCAGCACGACGGACTTCGATGGGCAGTCGGATGTCCGGGTGGAGCCTGCGACCATCATGCCGATGCCGATGGCCTTCCGGCTCTACCTGCTGGACAACTGGCTCCAGACGGGGGTCATCGACCAGAAGGAGTATCGGCGGCGGCAGCCGTTCGCCATCGCCCGTGACATCTCAACGCCGGATGAGGACCAAGAGGCGCGGGCGCGCCGGGTGGCTGATGCCATCCGGATGGGCACCCCGGCCCCGGAACTCCGGTGGCAGGACAACGAAGCGATTCATCAGGACGTACTGGAGCGCGAGATTCTGCTGCAGGACGACCTTGCCCCACAGATTATTGCCGCCGCGCAGGAGCGGTGGACGGCCTTGGCCAATCAGGCCGCACAGAAGCAGGGGGGTGGCGCTCCGCCGCAGGCGGGCGGCCCCCCGGCTGGCCCTAGCGCCGCTAGTGTGCCCTCTCTCCCGCCGGGACAGCTGCCGCTGGCTGCCGGTAACCCGCCGATTGGTGTCGCGCCCATGCTGCAGCAGCAGATGGGTGGGGCGCCGGAGGCGGAGGTTGCCGCACAGCAAGCGGACATCCTGTCCCGCCAAGCCTAGGAGTATCTGATGGACATTCAGCAAGCCCTCACGGACGCCGTAGCCGCTTCGATGGCAACCATCGAACAGTCCCCGGCCCCGCAGGTTGCCGCTGAGCCGCAGGATGTAGACCCGCAAGACCCGCCCACCGACGACACTCCAGACACCCCGGAGACGCCGGAGGCCGACCCGGCCCCTGACGAGGACGCGGCAGACGAAGCGACCGACGCTCCAGTTCTGCCCGAGGGGTATGTCGCGGTGCCGGTGGTCGCCGACCAGCTGGCAACCGAATTTGTCCTGCGCGATGCGGAGGGGGAGGTTGAAATCCCCGCCCTCATCGTGGAGTACAAGGCGAACGGCAAGGTGCGGCAGGACCGGCTCGACCAAGTCGTTAAGCTCGCGCAGTTCGGGGTGTATAACGAAGCGCGTGAGCAGCAGTTCAAGCAGGCGGAGTCGCGGTTGGAGGAACTGGAGTCGGTCGTCGAGCAGCGCGAGGCGCAGCTGGAGCGCATCCTACGCGACGAGGACTTCTTTCTGGCCGTTCGTGAGGCGTATGAGGCGGAGAATTCGCCCGAGCGCCGCGCGGAGCGGGCCGAGCAGATGGCGCAGCAGGCGCGGTTGGACGCGCAGATGCAGCCGATTCTGCAGCAGGGCGCAATGTTTTACGAGCGTGAGGTGTCCCCGGCGCTGGACTTGATTGCCCAGACGTTCCCGGCCGTCACGCCCGAGGAGTTGTCGAACCGCATGGCGTATGCCATGCAACTGCACGTCGAGACGGCCCCGAACGGGGCGACTTACATCCCGCCGTCACAGTATGATGCGGTTCGGCAGTATATCGTAGACGACCTCGCATTCTGGGCGCAGAGCCAACAGGCCCGCCGCGTTCCCGCAGCCACCGCCCCCGCGCAACAGGCGGCGCTGCAGAACGAACTGGCTAAGGCACAGGTATCGGCGCAGAAGGCGAAGCGGGCGGTGGGGCAGGCCACCAAGCCCGTGGGTCGGGCCGCGAGCAACACCCCTGCGAAACCCAAGGTCGCCAAACCGGCGACCGTGGATGACGCGCTCGACTCCGCGATGTCGGAGATTCTCGCGTCCATCCGTTAACCCCTAGTTTGATACACACACTCTCATGGCAAATCCTACGCTTATCACCGATTCTGAGCTGACGGGCCTGCTCAAGAACGTCTACTCGCAGTTCCGCGAGAAGGTTCAGAACATGGTCACGCCGCTCCTCGCCCAGCTCGAGAAGGGTCGCGCTGGCGGCCCCCGCAACATGCGCTGGGGTGGCAACAACGTCTTCTTCGACGTGGTCGTCGGGCGTCCGTCCGGTTCGACCTTCTCGCAGGCTGGCTACTTCCCGCCGGACACCACGGCCTCGGAAGTGCAGGGCAACGTCGGCATCGTCCGCGCGTACACCACGCGGCAGATTGACGGCCTCGCCTTCGTCGGCACGCAGTCCAAGGATGCGGCCTTCACCACCATCGCCAAGAAGACGATGGAGGAGATTAAGGACGCCTCCACCCTGCTCATGCAGCAGGCGCTCCATAACAAGGCGGACGGCATCGTCGCTAACGTCAGCTCGTACACCGCTGGCCCGCCGACGACCGTGGTCGTCAACAACCCCTACAACGTGACGGGCGCTGGGCAGGGTGCCCTCCTCATCTCGGTCGGGGATTACATCGCGGTGGTCGATGGCGGCACCATCAGCAACCCGACGCCGACCATCCGTGGCCGCGCGACGGTGACGGCTATCAGCACCTCGGGCGACAACTCCACCCTCACGCTCTCGGCCGCGATTTCGGGCACGACGGCGTCGGACAAGATTGTCAAGGCGACGGCGTCTGACACGTCCATCAACTCGGCCACCAACGGCCTCATCAACATCACGAACCGTGGTGGGTCGTATGCCTCGCTCCACGGCATCTCGGCCTCGACCTACGGCATCTGGGATGCCAGCCGGATGGTGGCGGGCACCGATACCCCGGACGCGAACCAGCCGACCGAGTCGGACATCTGGGTGCTTATCCAGAAGATTGCGGGTCGCTCGGGCAAGGACGCGATGACGCGCCCGAAGGACTTCCTCCTCATGACCACGCCGGGCCTCGCCCAGAAGCTCATGGAGTCGATGGTCAGCCAGCGCCGCTTCACCGCCGGGGAGTTCAGCACCACCATCAAGGGCGGCTACAAGGCGCTTGAGGTCTGCGGCATCCCAATGGTGCAGGACTACTACGTCCCGGCGGGCACCATCTATCTCATCCACCTCCCGTCGCTGGCGTGGGTGGATGCGAAGGATTGGGGCTTCGTGGAGTTTGAGGGTGCGGGGCCGTGGCGTTGGCTCTCGGGGCGCGATGCCTTCGAGACGACCTACGGCTGGTACGGGAACCTCGCCTGCCTCGCGCGCAACGCGCACGGCAGCATCACGGGGTACACCGACACCGCTCGCTTCACCCACGTTGTCTAACCTAAGCTGAAGACGCCGGGGGGCGGATACTCGCCCTCCGGCCCTTCGGAGGATTTCATGCCCTATAATTTCTTTGCGCCGAAGCCGGGGCGGCTGGGAACGCTCCCGGTGCCGCTCACGAGCGGTCGCATCAACACCGGGACGCTGGCTGCTGGCACCCAGAACCATTCCATGGGGTCGATGGCGGCCAAGTGCTACATCAACCGCGCGAGCGTGTCGGCGGGAACGTACCCCACCGCCGCGACGTCTTGCGTGGCCCGGCTCATCAAGTATGACAGCGCGGCGAATTCGGCCGTGACGCTGACGGCGGACTTGGATATCAATGACAAGACCGACCGTGAGGCGCTGGCGCTGGCGCTGACCAGCACCCTGACGGATGCCCAGCGGACGCTCAATCCGGGCGATACGCTGGAGTTTGAGATTGTGACCGTGGGCGCGGTGTCCGTCCAGCCGGACGACATCGTGTGCGTGGTCGAGCTGTTCGTCGAGGAGTAAGGCGTGACGGTGCTACTCAATAGCACCGGCCAGCCCGAGCCGTCGATTGAAACCAGTCGGCGGCTCCGGGCACTCCACGCCGGGCTGCATCTAAAGTTTCTAGGAAGCGGGGATACGTTCTGGTCCGTGTGCATGACATGGGAACCGGACGACCCGCGCTGGGCGACCGTGCAGTCGGGCGAGATTTCCCCGGAGCGGGCGTTCGATATCATCGGGTATCTGCCGATGGATTGCAACGCCGACCAAGCCCCGGCCTATCTGGAGCGCATGTTCCGGACATGGCCCGCTGAGCGGGTGCGAAACATTGCAAATCACATCGACCGCTATAACGCGGGGGTCGTCGCTGACGCGGCTGACCACGCGCTCGGGGAGGTGCTGGATGCCGCCGACCCGTCCGCGCCCCGCAAGCGCGGTCGTCCGAAGAAAGTCCGTTAACCATTACCCTGACTCCCCGTGGCCGTCACGAAAGCGCAGTTGATTGCCCTGACCCGCGAGACGATGGACGCCGTGGCGTCTGACCGCTGGTCGGATGCGACCATCACGACCGTGCTGAACAGCGTGTACGGGGATGAGTGGTCGAACATCCTCAACGCCCAGCCGTACTACACGTTCGCCAAGCGGACGGTCAGCACGGACAGCGATGGGATGGTGCCCTTCAGCGCCCTCTCTAGCGGCGCTGGCGATAACCAGAAGAACTTTTACCGCGTCCTGTCGGTGTCGGACGGCAATGTCCTGTACACCCAGACGCGGTTTCAGGACGTGCCGCTGGCCACGACGACGAACTACCTGCCGACCTACCCGCGCCTGTTCTACACGGCCGGGCAGGCGCTGCAGATTCTCCCCGTGGCCGCCAGCACGACGCTGTATGTCTACGTCAACTACAAGCCAACCTCGTTTAGCCAGCTGGCGGGCGATAGTTCGGTCATTGACTTCCCCGACGGCGGGGAGTTAGTGATTGCAAACGAGGCGGGGGCGATGCTGCTCAACAAGGGCGGGGCGGAGTCCACGGCCGCGCGTGTGCTGCGCGAAGAGGCCGCGCTCCAGCGGGCGGCAATGCTGGATGACCTCCGTCGCTACACTATCCAGCCGACGATGATGGCCTATCCGGACCAGAAGTACGACTGGAGTGGCGGCTGATGGCTCGGCCAAAGCTGGCAGACCAGCAGCCCGGCATGGCGGGCGGCCTCAACGATGTCTCGGACCCGTCGGCGCTCCAGCCAAACCAGCTGCGCCGTGCCATCAATCTGCGCTTGACGGATTACGGTGCGGCGACCAAGCGCGGCGGCACGCAGCGGACGCACAGCACCGCGCTGGGGAGCCTTGGGCCGACGCCCATCTCAAACGGGTTCACGTTCCAGCAGGACAACGGCACCAACCAGATTCTGGTGACGGTGTCAGACAAGATGTATTATGCCACCTACGGCACGCTGCCGTGGACGTATACCATCGTGCCGTCTGCAACCCTCGCGCCTAATGTGTCGCCAGATTTTGCGCAGTTTCGAGATGCGGGTGGCAATGATGTCGTGTACATCGCCGACGGCGGGTTGCTCAACAGGTGGAACGGCACGACGCTGACGCAGAATATCGCGGGCACGGCAGGCGTCACGGTCCTCCAGGTCCACAACCAGCGGCTCTGGGGGTGTGGGGCGACCAACTACCCGGACAGCATCTTCTACTCCTCGCTCAATAACGGCGACGACCTCGGCAACGCGGTCGCTCCGGCGGGGGGCGGGCAGATTATCGTTCGGACCTTTGGCGACGAGAGGATTGTCGGGCTGGCTTCCGTCAACACTAGCCTGCTCATCTTCCACCGGCGCGGCATTTCCCGCCTAACGGGGTACGGGCAGGACGACATCACCGCCGCCCCCGCTGGCGTCACCGCCGACGTAGGCACCATCGCGGCCAAGAGCATTGTGGCGAACAACAACGTTGCCTACTTCATCTCGGAGCGCGGGCTGTACCGCTGCAACGAGTCTGAGGTGGCGGCGGTTGGGACGCCAGAGAAGCCAGACCCATTGCTGCCTATTATCCGGCAGTTGTCGTCGGCGGACTTCGATGGCATCCGAGCTGTGATGAACCGGGCCACAAAGGAGCTGTGGATTACCATCCCCGGCTACGGATGCTACCAGTACCACACGGTGCTGGACGCGTGGTCGGGGCCGTGGGATGGCGGATACACCGACCCCAACACGACTTGCCTGTTTGAAACGATTAACAGCAGCGGCCTCCCGGTGGTCTTGAAAGGAGATGCCGAGGGGTGGGTGAGCCTTTGCGACGCGCCGGGGGTGTACAAGGATAACGTGCTGGCCTCCGGCGGCGGGGGCGCGCCGTATACGATGATTGCCCAGCTTCACCGAATGTATTGTGGTGACGACGCCGAGGCAAAAGCATTGCGCTGGGGCTATGTCACAGCACAGCTGAACCAGACGACCAACTGTGTGGTCGAGTGGGAAACGAACGAGAGCAGCGGCAGTTACCAGCTCCCGGTCAACAACGCAGGCATCTGGGATATCACCGATACATGGGATGTCGCCGATGTCTGGGCGTACGCAGTCAGCAATAACTATCGTATCCCGATGGGTGGGACGGGATACTACATTGACATCAGCATCGTGGATACCGGGCAGGCGCTGCCGGTTATCAGCCGATTCCAGCTGGAAACCTTTGCCTTGGGACGCCGCTAATGGCTACGACCGTTGGTCAACATACATGCGCTTCGTTTAGCACCCCGCAGCGCGGGGACTCCCTCGACGCCAATGTGGTGCGTGGTAATGACAACACCCTGCGGTCGGCCTATGTAGACCACGATGCCGACCCCGGCATTCATGTGCAGTCCTCGGCGCTGGCCAGCCGCCCGTCGGCTGCGACGGCAGGCGCTGGGGCGAAGTGGATAACCACTGATAATACGGGCGCCTTGCCTAGCCGCCTCTGGTATAGTGACGGGTCGGCGTGGCATGAGGTCAGCTCGACGCAGGCGGCGGTAGACGGCACGGCCGGGGCGCCGGGGTTTGCGTTTGCCAATGATACGAACACGGGATTGTTTACTCCGTCGATTGCTAGTAACATCTTGGCCTTTGCGACCAACGGCGCTGAGCGTGGTCGTGTAATTGACTCCGGTTTTGCCAAGTTCTCGGACAACGGCACCTATCGCGGTGCCACCATCAGCTATCACGAACTGCGGTCCAGCCTTGCCTCGGCGACGGCGGCCATCACCAACAGCAATGTGGCGCCGAGTACGCTGATAATCGGGGAGTTCACCGGCGCGTCGCCTGACAACAACACGGCGCGGTTTCTTTCGCTGGCAGACTCCACGACCGACCGCTGCATTATCTACTCGGACGGCGACCTCGCCAACCACGATGGCGTCTATGGCACCATCTCGGACGAGCGCTTGAAGCAGGACATCACCGACGCCGACCCGCAGTGGGACGACGTCAAGGCGATGCGGTTCCGCCGCTACCGGATGAAGACCGATGTGGCGGCTGACCCAAACGCGCCGTACCTCCTTGGCGTTATCGCGCAGGAGATTGAGCAGACTTCGCCCGCGCTGGTCGAGGAGCAGACGAACGAAGACGGGACGACGACCAAGATTGTCAAGTCGAGCATCCTGCTGATGAAGGCGGCGGTGGCGTTGCAGGAAGCGATGGCGCGGATTGAGTCGTTGGAAGCGCGGGTTGCGGCGCTGGAGACGGCGTAATGGGGGTAGGGGATTACCCTATCGCCCCGTTTACGTCCCCGGTTGGGATGGACCGGGCGGCGTTTGAGACACGGGGCAATGATAACGTCCTGCGGGACAAGTTCGTTGGCCATCAGGCCGACGCGGTCGCGCACCCCACGGCGGGGACGTACGCCAACCTTCCGGTCACAGGGACCGAGGGCCAAATCTACTGTGCCACCGACGCGCCGAATAACGGGGTCTATGTCTGGACCGGCGGCGCGTGGGTGCTGATTGCGAGCTGACGATGCCGAAACGCAAGGTCGCCTTCTGGCGCACGAAGAACCCCGAGAAGTCCTCGACCCCGCTCACCCCCGCGCAGAAGGCGAAGGCCAAGGCTCGGGCCGAGGCGGCTGGGCGACCGTACCCCAACCTCGTCGATAACGCCGCTGTGGCGCGAGGGAGCAAGTAATGCCGATTCGTTCCAAGGCCCAGCAGCGGGCGATGTATGCTGCCGCGTCCGGTGGCGGGAAGACCGGTATCCCGAAGTCTGTGGCCAGAGAGTATATCGAAGCCACCCCCAAGAAGGCGTACGCGGACATGCCCGAGCGGGCAAAGCGGAAGCCTGCAATGAAGCGCAAGTCCAAGTAACCCTCACCCGAGTACTCGCCCATGGCACAGAAGACGTACAAGCAGATTCAGGATGAAGCCGACCGGATGTTTGGCAAGGGCGCGAGCCAGCAGAAGTTTGAGTGGCGTCGCGCCCAGCAGGCTGCCGCTGGGTTGGAGCAGGAGAAGAAGACCCGTGGCGGTGTCGCTGGCGCCTATGACCGCAACAAGAAGCTGGTCAGCGCGGCCGCCACGGCGGCGGGGTTCCTGATGGGTGGCCCGGCGGGGGCTGGGCTGGCCCGTGGCGCGGTGCAGGGGCTGGACCGGCCCGGACAGGGCGGCATTGGCTTCGATATCAAGCGCGGGGCCAAGGGATTTGCCGAGGGATATGGCGCTGGGAAGGTTGCCAATATCGGCAAGGCCGGACTCTCAAAGCTCTTCGCGCCCGGAGGTGCTGGCGCTTCGATGCCGACTCCCGGAAATGTCCCCGGTCCTGCGCCGGGTCAGGTGATGGCAACTGGCGGCTACGGGCAGCCCATGGGGACGCCCGGCGCTGGCACTGGCTCGCTGGTTGGCGGCGCTACCGGCGGCGGCTCTACCCTCCGAAACCTCCTGACAAACCCGCAGGTGATTGCTGGCGCGGCGGGTGGAGTGGCCGATGTGATTGGTCAGCGCTCCCAGCAGCAGATTGCGGAGCAGCAGCTGGCCCAACAGGGCGAGCAGTTCCAGCAGCGCTTTGACGTCGAGGAGGAGGAGCGGAAGCGCCAGCAGGCGCAGGCCAACCGCCTCGCCGGATTCTTCATGCCTCGGGCACAGGGGTAATCGATGGCTACCAGTAGCTACGCCAATCTCTTTGGGACGACCGGCGCGGGCCAGCAGGGGTCGAAGGCGGGCATCAGCACGATGTTCGGCCAGCAGGCGACGGCCCGGCAGGACGACGAAGAGCAGCGCCGCCGTCAGCAACAGCGGCAGGCGGGGCAGGCGCCCACGCAGACCTTCGCGCAGATGCAGGCGTCGGGGCAGGCGCGTCCGGCCCCTCAGCCGCAGGCTATCCAGCAGCCGCAGGCCCAGCCGCCGATGCTCCGGCAGTTGCAGCAGCAGCTCCAGCCGATGGGTGGCGCGGCTCCGGCTCGTCCGGGTGAGGTGGCGATGCGCGGGCAGGTCGCCCCTGCGCCCGCCCCGACTCTGGACCCGATAATGGCGGCGCAGCGGGCGCAGCGTATGGGCCAGCGTCCGTCGCAGCCGCAGCCCGCGCCGGGTCAGCCGGAGGCGGCGGCCGGGATGGTCATGATTCCTCTCGACCAGCAGCAGATGATGTACTCGCGGGTCGGTGGCGCGCCCGCGCCGACGGCCCCGCAGACGGCCGAGCAGCAGCAGCAGATGCTGGCGCAGGCGAAGCAGACGGCGACGCCGGAGACGCAGGCGCTGATGGCGCAGGCGTCGCAGATGGGGATGGACCCCAACGCCGTGCTGATGAATCCGGCGGGGTTCCGGCAACAGCTGGCGCAGCAGGGCGTGACGCCCGCGACCGCCCCGGCGGCTCCGACCCCGACGGCACAGGGATACGAGGCAATGTTGGCTCAGCTTCAGGCGCGGCTTGGGCAGGCGTTTGAGCAGCCGTCGGGCTATACCACTCCGGAGTTTCAGCAGCTCCGCGCCGCTCAGACCGGGCAGTTACAGGCGGAGTTTGGGGCGCAGCGGCAGGCGCTGGAGGAAGACCTCGCCCGCCGTGGACTGGCCGCGTCCTCCATTGGCGCGGGCCGGATGGGCGACCTCGCGGGCCAGCAGGCGCGGGCGATGGCGGGTCTTGAGGCGCAACTCTTGACGCAGCAGGCGGAGGCAAGCCAGCGTGGCCGGGAGTCAGCGCTCGGGACACTGGCAGGTGTCACGGGCCAGCTTGGGACACGCGGCCTTGGCGAGCAGGATGTCGAGTTGCGGGCGCGGGAGCTGGAGCAGCGGCAGAGCCAGTTCGGCGAGCAGATGCGGCTTAGCCGGGACGAGCTTGCCCTGCGTGGCGACCTCGGTCGTGGCGAGCAGCAGCTGGCGGAGCGTCGGCTCCAGCAGGAGGGGCGGCTGGAGGAGGCGCGGCAAGGCATCCAGCTCAAGGAGCTGGGCCAGCGCCAGTCGCAGTTCGAGGCGACACTGGGCGCGGAGGAGCAGCGGTTCGTCCGGACGCTGGAGGAGCAGCGGCAGGGCAGACTCCAGCAGCTGGGCCTGTCCACCCGTGAGCTGGACCTGCAGGCGCAGAAGATTCAGGATGACGCTCGCCTGCGTGGTGATGAAATCAGCCTGACCAAGGCGCGGGACGAGGCCGAGGTGGAGTACCGGGCGCAGTCGCTGGCGCAGCAGCTGGCGATGCAGGGGATTCAGATTACCGCTGACGAGGCCCGGCAGCGGGCGCAGATTGATTTCCAGCGCGAGCAGATGGCCTCTGATGAGGCGCTCCGCCGGGAAGGCTTCACGGTGGACCGGGAGCGAATCGCGCAGGCCCAGCGGCAGTTTGATGCGAGCTTCGGCTTCCAGCAGGGGCAGGCCCAGCAGTCGCTGGCGATGGAGCTGGCCCGCATCTTCTCGGCCTCGGACAACCCGCAGGCCGCCGCGACCATCATGCCCATCCTACAGGAGATGCTGAAGGGGCTGCCGGGGTATCAGGCGTCGATGACGCCGCCCCCGGCGGGGACGCCAGCGCCGACCCCGACGCCGACTCCGGCTCCGGCCCCGACTCCTGCACCCGCCCCTGCGCCGACGGCGAACCCGTACAACAACCCACTCGGCCCTATCAGCGGGACGAATCAGGCCGTCACCGCCATCCCGGATTTCAGCGAGATTCTCCGGATGGGGGCGCAGGGCTATAATCCCTATGACCAGTACGCCGGATACGGAGGG